ACAATAGGAGACTATACTTTTGGAGTATATAATAAAGAAAGTGCTGTTGTTCAAGGAAATAACGGATTTTATAAACAAGCTTCAATAAAGTATCCTAATTATGTTCAAAGTTTAGATATAGTAAAAATAAATGGACAAGTAAATAAATACACATTAAATTTAATTTATCCTATACGTCCAGGAGATGATCCTAATTTCTTTGAAAAAGTATTTAGTTCAATAGGAAAGAGCAGAAAAATAATTTTTTCCTATGGAGATGTTAGCTTACCTTCATATATTTATAAAAATGAACAAGCTATAATAACAAATATTACGAGTCAATTTGATATTCAAAACTCTAAAATATCTTATACTGTTCAAGCTACTTCATCAGCACAATTAGGATATAGTGGTTCTGTTGTAGGAGAAGCATATTCTTCAGAAAAACCTAGTAATGTTATAAAAAAGATTTTACAAAATCAAGACTATGGACTAAAAGACCTATTTTATGGAATGAATAATATGGCAATAGTAAATCAATTAGGTTTAATTGCTGCAGATGATAAAGCTGTAAAAATAGATGCTAAAATAGGAATGTCTCCTTTAGAATATTTAAATTATTTAGTTGGATGTATGATTCCTGAAGGAGCTTCCAGCAATAATAATAAACAAAACACATTTTACGTTTTAACTATTCACGATGATGTAGATGGTCAAAATATAAATGGAAGTAATTTAAAATATTTGGGTGGACCTTATTTTAAAATTACTAAAGTATCAAAAAGTATTCAACATGCAGATGCTTACGAATTAATAATAGGATATCCTACTCAAAATATTATAACAAGTTTTTCAATAGAAAATAATGAAAATTATTCTATATATTATGATTATCAAAAAGAATTAAGTTCTACTGAATATGTTCTTAGATTAAATGATAAAGGTGAATGAGAAGAAGAATATTCTCCAAGAATAGGTGCTCAAACAAAAAATGGTTTAAGTAACACTGCTGAAAATGTTTGATGAAGTAAAATCACTCAATATCCTATAACAGCAACTGTTACCTTAAAAGGTTTATTACGTCCTGCTACATTAATGCAATATGTAAATTTAAAAGTTTTATTTTTTGGAAATAAACATATATCTTCAGGACTATACATTGTAACAAAACAACAAGATTCTATTAGTACAAGAGGATATAAAACAACATTAACTTTAACTAGAGTTGCGCCAATGAATGATTTTTCAACAATAACAAATACATCATATACTAGTAAAACATCTATGTAAAAATAGGAGGAATTTATAATGATACAAAAAGCAATAATTACCTCAATAGATTATGTAACAGGAAATATTAAAGTAAGAATACCTATATTTGAAGTAGCAGGAGTTTCTACTCAATTTATAACGGATGCGACAGTGTGTCACGAACCTGGTAATTTTAAAAATTACGTTTTAAATGATGTTGTGTATGTCGGATTTGAAAATTATGAATATAATAAACCTATAATTTTAGGAAAATTATTTACCGGAATTCCAGAAGATGCTTCTAATTATAGTTTTAATAAAGATTTAAAAGTTACAGGATCTACAGAATTATCCGAAGATACTAAAATAGGAAATATCACATATTCAGAATTAGAATATAGTGTTAAAAAAATAAAGGAAGCATTAGATATAATTACAGAAACTACTGAATTATTAAACGTATTACTTCCAAGTGCTCAAATAGGAGAAAAATTAAATCAAAATTCGTTAGGAATTTACACTACAACAAATGTAAATGATATAAGAAGTTTATTTGGATTATCACCTATAGAAACAGATGAAGTGATTACTGAAGAATTTGTTGAAGCAGAAAATATAGCTACTAAAGAAGACATTAAAGGATTATTTTAATGCTAAATTTAAATGATATTAATATATTTAAATCTAAAGGAGGATACAAAAGGCTAATGCTAAGTTAGTAACTTTAGAAAACTTAAAAGATTTTAAAGCTATTCAAGATATAATTGTAAATGCTACTGAAGCAGCTGCAGGAGCAGCTCAGGAAGCGGCGGAAACAGCTCAGGCTACAGCTGATACAGCTCAGGCTACAGCGAAAGTAGCTGAAGAAACAGCTAATGTTGCTCAATCAACTGCTAATGTAGCTCATAGTGCTGCAAATACTGCACAAGCAACAGCTGACGTAGCTCAAAACACAGCTAATGTTGCTCAAGTGACAGCAAGAGTAGCTGAAGCTGCTGCAGCTGAAGGAAAACTATTAGCTGCTGAAGGAAAAATATTAGCTGATGAAGCTAAAATAATTGCTAATCAAGCAGCTACAATAGCTAATGTTGCAGAATCGACTGCAAATACAGCTTTAAATACAGCAGATGTAGCTTCAAATACAGCTAATGTAGCAAAAAATACGGCAGATGTAGCTAATGAAACATCTAATGTAGCAATGGAAACAGCTAATGTTGCAGAATCAACTGCAAAAGTAGCTGAAGAAACAGCTAATACAGCTAATGAAGTTGCTAAAACAGCAGAATTTACAGCTCAATCAGCCTCAGATACAGCAAATGCGGCAAATAATACTGCTAATACTGCAATGGAAACAGCTAATGTAGCAAAAAATACAGCAGATGTAGCTAATGAAACAGCAAATGCTGCAGCAAGTGAAGCTGGGAAAGCTTCTTCAAATGCTACAATTGCATCAAATAAAGCATCTGCAGCAGCTGCAAGTGCTACTTCAGCTTCAAATAGTGCTGCTTCAGCTGCAAATAAAGCAACAGCTGCTGCCAATAGTGCAACACAAGCAAATAATAGTATGCAACATACAATGTTATTATTATGTACAGCTTTAGGATCTGCAGGTATAGCATTAGAACAGACTCCTGATGTATTAGTAAGTATTGTTGATTACGAAGTATTTTCATATGATGATTGTTACGTTTCAATAGTAGTACAAAATACAGGTAAAAATAAAGATAAAGATTTTTATTGTTCTGGAATGTTTACCTTATCTGATTATTTTAGATATAATAGATTGGCTGCTGATGGATCACGTACTGATGATACACAATATATATGAGAACATTTAGATAGATATGAAGTAAAAAATAAATTGCTAGGTGCAGGTGAATATTTCACTTTTACTTTAAGTTTAGGATCTCCAAACCAATTTTTAGATCCTGATCATTATGATCAAACTAAGTGGATGGAAGCAATTTTAACTTTCTCTGTTTGTTTACATTCTGAAAGCAATTTGCCTATAGGAAAAGTAACTAAAGCAACTATATCACCTACTATTAGAACTTATGTCGGAGGATGGTATACTGATACTTCTTTCTATAATTCTTCATACTATTCAGGATCTTCATCAGGAGGATCAAGCTCAGATAAATAATTGTATAATTATTTAAACTAAAGAAAGGAATAAGAACTCAATGTTTTTACAAATAGTATTAACTAATTATAAAGATGGAGATGCTTGCATATTACGATTTTTAAATAGTATAATTATGCAGCAAAATGTAGATTGAAATGATATAGGCGTCTTAATTATAAATGATGGAGATGAATGTATTTTAGATTCTTCTTTATTTCCTAATTATCCTTTTAAAATTGAATATCATATAGAAGAATGGTCAGGAGTAAGTGGAGCTAGAAATAAAGGATTAGAAAAAGTTAAAGCTCCTTATGTAATGTTCTGTGATGGAGATGATCTTTTTTATCGTCTTAATGCTTTATGAGATATTTTAAGAATATTAAAAAAGGAAAATTGTGATGTATTAACTTCTAAGTTCACTACTGATATTATGAATGAAGATAATTTAAATGAATGTTTATACCATAAAAATTATTTTCAAGAAAATGTTTGAATTCACGGAAAAATATGAAAAGTTGAATTTTTAAATAAATATAATATTAGATTTAATTCAAAACTTAAATTATATGAAGATTCTTATTTTGTACGTTTAGCTTGATCATATAATCCTAAAAAATATGATATGGAAGAAATTACATATTGATGGAAATTTAGAGAAGAAAGTATAACTAGAACTTCAGACTTATGAACTATTCAAACTTATACTGAAAAAATGTTAAGTAATGAAGAGTTAGTAAAACAATTACTTTTTAGAAATAAAAAATCAGATGCTGCTAATTATGCTTTTGTTCAAATATATGAAATTTATTTAGAGCTTCAAAGAAAAGAAGTTTGAGATGAAAATCTTGAAGATAAAATAAAAGTAGAAAAAGCTTTTATAGATTACTATAAAAAATATAAATATTTATTAGAAGTAAGTTCTTATCAATCTAAATGTATTATGATGGAAGTTTTAAGAGATAGATTTTATAAAAAATTAAATAGACTATCTTTAGAAGAAGTTTCTTTTAATGAATTTAAAAATAATTTATTTAAAAAATATAATATTTCAGAAGATTAAAGAGGTTAGGCAAATAACCTCTTTTTATTTATGCTAAATTAATTAGGTATAATTTAAAATTTTATAATATTATACTAAGTGAGGTGTCTTATGAAAAGTTTTGAATTTCCAAAAATGTTCAATTCTAATTCTTCACGTATGGTTACAGATTTAGATGCAACAAAACAAAATGCTTTATTAGTTTTAAAATCAGAAAAAGGAGAATTGTTTGGGGATCCTTTTTTTGGAATAAGATTAAAAAGATATTTATTTGAACAAAATAATTATGTTTTAAAGGATATAATTATAGATGAAATTTATACTCAACTTGCTGTATTTATGCCGCAATTAAAAGTTAACAGAAAAGATATTAAAATTATTCAAGATAAAGAAAAAGCTAAGTTATATTGCTCATTTAAAGCTATTAATAAAGCTAATTATGAATGAGATACATATAACTTAGTTTTATTTGAAGATGATCAAGAATAAGAAAGGAGATTAGTATGATTACAAATAAAGAATTATTAATTCAAAATGAAAGTTATACTAAAAAAGATTTTTATCAAATATACCCTGAAATTTTAGATTTAGTTAAAAAAATAACAAATAGATGAGATCCATCATCTTCAAATGAATCTGATCCAGGTGTAGTTTTATTAAAATTACTAGCTTTTATTGCTGATAAAACTAATTATAATATTGATAAAAATATTTTAGAATGTTTTATGTCTTCAGTTTCACAAGAAGATAATATGAAAAAATTATGTGATATGATGGGATATGATATGCATTATTATAAATCAGCTTTTACAACAATATCTTTAATGTGAAAAGGAGAAGAACTTGACGAAGAGTATGAAACAAGTCCTACTAAGTCTATTACAATACCTAGATTTACAACTATATCAGATGATTCTAAAGATATAAGTTTTATTACAACTTCTGATGTAAATTTAATTTATAGATATGAAGTTAAAGATGTAGATGTTTTAGAAGGAGAAATCGTAGATTTTAAAATAAATGATGATAATTATATTTCAATTTATAATTTAGATTCTAGAAATAGGTTATATTTTCCTGAATCTCAAATAGCTGAAAATGGTATTTGAGTTTACCAACCAGATTTAAATAAACAAGATAGTGGAGTTACAAATACTAATACTTGGGAACAAGTTAGTAATTTAAATACACAAAATATAAATAAAAAAGTTTATAAATTTGGATATGATTCATCAAGAAGACTTCCTTACTTACAATTTGCTGAAAATGTAAGTGAATACTTTGGAAAAGGAATAAAAATTAAATATGTTAGAACAAAAGGTGCAGATGGAAATATATCAGCAAAAACATTATCTATCGTTAGTAGTGGTCAAGTATATTTCTCTGATACTTCAAAAGGTGAATTAGATACTCCTATTCAAACACAAGATGAAGAAGGAAATGAATATTTAGTAATTGAAAATGCATCTGCTACAACTAATGGATATAATCCTGAAACTTTAGATGAAGCATATGAAGGATTTAAAAGAACTATAGGTACCTTCGATACTTTAGTTACTTGTAGAGATTATGCTAATAAAATATATAATATGATTCAATCTGATAGAGATAATACATATTTAGTATCTAATTGTCAAGTATCTGATATAAGAGACGATATTAATACAGCTCAAACAATTGTTACTTTAAATGAATATGGAACTGTTTTTGAGAAACAAGTATCTAAAGAAGCGGTAAATGTTAATAGAATAGATGGAGATAAAGGAGTAGTTAAAATAAATAAAGATAGAGTATCAAATTTTGATTTATTTATTTACCCTTTAAATCCTATAAATAATTCATCTTCCCAAGAAACTTATAGAAATTGTTTTAAACCTAATTATGATAATATTTATAATATTAAATCTCAATTAGATGATTATAAAACATTAAGTCATAATATTAGACAATTCAATGTTAATTCCTCTGAATTTAATGATATTTACTTACTTAAAAATTATTATAATTTAAGTGCTAAAATAACAACTACAAGTAAAGTTACTACTTATGAAGCTTCTCAAATAAAAGCAAATATCTATAAAAATTTATTTAAAAATTTTAATGCTAGAAAATTAGAATATGGAGAAGAAATTCCTTATGATTCTTTATTAAAATGTATTCAAGAAGCTGATTCAAGAATTAAAATGGTAAGTTTAAATGAACCTGAAATAGAAACATATTATATGTATCCTGATGGAACAGAGTATAAACTAGATCCTAAAACAAAAGAATATAATAATGATTCAGAAGGAAAAATTTATAATAAACTTCTTGTTAAAAATATATTAGCAGGTAAAATTCCATTATTTAATTTTGATAACAGAATTAAATATAGTTTAGGAGATAAAATAACTGATACTGAGACATCTTTAATTGGAGGAGAAAGAAAGTATAGTAATGGTACAAGTTTAGATGCTGCAACTAAAAAGTCTAATTCAATAACTCATATTACTTCAAGCTTAAAATTTACAAAGAATAAGAAATATGAAAATTATATTTTAAATCCTAATCAAATGTTACAATTAATTTCTCCAAGTTTACATACTATAAAAAGTTATCCAGTGTATGTAAATTATCATTTAGATTTAGCTAATGCTCAGATAGGAGAAGCAATAGCATGTCATCTAACTCCTATAACAGAAGAAAATTTATCAGTTGCGGTAAATAAAAAATTAACTGAAGGAAAAACTGTATTTAGAAGATCTAAACATCCTGATGGAAGTGCAGTTAAAGGATATTTAGTTGATGAGGATTTATATAAATATAAAGAGATTGATCAATTTGTTGAAAATCATTTATATTATACTCAAGAAGAAGGAGATACTTTAGGAGTTAATGCATCATATAAGTATATTCCAAAAGATTCTGAATATAAATTATCAGGAAGTGATATATTATATATAAATTATTCAGATTCAGATGATACTCAACATTGAATTAAATATTTAGGTGATGGAAGTATAATTGAAAATGGAATAACAATTTTAGATGGAAATGAAACTCCTAATTTAAACATTATAAAACCAAATTTTGATTTATATCATTCAGCTAGTTTAAATAAAAGTTATTCCAAAACAGGAGAAAAATTATATGATTCTGGATGAGTAAAAAAGAATGATGGAGATGATAATACTGATCTTCTTGATGCAAAAGAGTTTGGATTATATTCTTTAGGGACATCTGAACAAATAGATTTAAGAGCTTTTGTAAAAACAAAACTAAATCAACCAAGATCTTGTTATTGAATTACAAATCATAACAATAATTTAGTTTTAAACCTAGTTAATGATGACAGAACAAATAAAATAGCTACATATGAATATGTATTAGATGAAGGAGAATATTTCTTCTATACTAATAATACTAAAACAAATTTAGTAACATTTGGGTCAGGAACTAAATTAAAATGTACAGAAAAATATGTTACATCATCTTCTTTAGTTAAAAAATTTCAAATTAAATTATCTGAAATTATAAATGTTGAAGATATTGCAGATAAAGGAATAGGAGCATTTAATGATGTTAACTGGCAATTAATTCAATTTTCAGATGATAACTATTTAGAAATTCAAGAAATGAATATATTAACTCTTACTGAAGGAGATATAGTAAATTTTGAATTAAAAAATGTTCAAGATTTAGATTATAATTGAATAAAAATTGATTCATCTAATTTTAAAGATATTGCTTCAGAACAAAATAAAGAAGTTTATTTTAAATATAACGGAAAAGAATTACCTGTAGGATCTATTGAAAATTTATTTTATTGAGAAATTAGATCTCTATTAAATATAAATTTAGGACCTGAATTAACTCAAGAATTAAAAAATTATAATAATAATTCAATACAAGAAAAATTTTATTTATATACATCAACTTTAACAATAGATAATAAAGTTATAGAAAATCCTACAAAATCAGATTTACAACATGCAGAAAGTATTTTAGAAGAAGTTTTTACAAATGAACCTTTACAAGAGTTTAGTGCAAGTGAGCGTGACAGATGTGTTTTAAAATCTAGTAAATTAATTCAAGCTATTGGTGGTAAATTAGTTAGTACTCATCGAGTTGAAATTGATGGTACTAGAGTAGATGATTTATATATTTATAAATATAATCCTACTAATATAAAAACTTTTAAACAAGACTCAACAGGAAATACTGAAACAGAAGTTAAATTTTCAAATGATTTATTAAGTTTATCTTTTAATAATATAGATTCACTTGAAACTTATATTCCTTGTTTATTAGATACTTATGCATATCTTACAATTTATTATTCTCCAGGTCTTGAATTAAGTAATAATAATGGAGCTTATATAGTATTAAGTATAGATGATGGTATGCCTCTTTTACCTGCAACTAGAATTTTAAATTCTAGTAATGCAAAATTGGAAGTAAATTTTGAAAATCAAACTAGTACATATTATTTAAAAGAAGGATTAAATATTATATATACAAACGGACCTTCTAAAATAAATATCTATAAAAATACAGATTCTTCAGGTCAAATAATTATAAAAAATGTAGATTTGGTTAAAAGAATAGAAACCTTGGGAAATCAAGTATTAGTAACAGATTTTGGATTTAAATGTGACTTATTAGGAATACCAGTTGAATCTCAAGTTAAATTAATTGAGAGTATTGAAGAAATGGATCCTGATAGATTATTCTTATACACCTTTAATGGAAATAATGATATTATATTAGATGTAGATAAATTTAATGATCCTTATACTTGATTCAATTATAATAATGTTTGTAATAAGTTTACCTTAGCTGAATTAAATGTAACATCATTTGATAATATAGAAATAGCAAAATCTTCAATGGCTACGAGGTAATAGTTTATGATAAAAATTAAAGATATGGTCCCTGAGGTATATACAAATACCTCAAGGGATTTTCAAGTGTTAGAAAAAATATATGAAGTAGTTTTAAATTATTGTTTAAATAATTCTAGAAGTATTTCAAAGAATCCTATATCAGAAACTTCAGATAAAAAATTAGTTGATTTAATGTGTTCAACTTTAGGGTTTAAAACACTACATGAATATAATGATGATGAATTATATCAAATATGTCAAGTATTTTATAGAAGTTTAAAAAACAAAGGAAATATTAACTCTATTAGATTGATAGTAAATACTTTATGTAATTTAAATTCTATAACTGAAGATGTTGCTATAGAATTTGATCTATTAGATAAGTATTGTTTAAATATTTATTTATCAAGTGCTTTTGAAAATACAACATTATTAGAAGATTTACTAAATTATATTTTACCAAATGGAATTACATATAGAATATATACTCAAAGTTTATTTTCAGAAACTTTTACTCAAAATTTTGAAGAAAGTTCAAATATTTCAGCTACTATTTCGCATAATGCAGCAAATGCTAAAATAAATAAATCTTTTAGTACTATGTTAGTTTTAAAAGAAAAAAATTCTGAAACAGAGTAAAATTAAATATAAATTATATGCAAAATTTATTATAAACTATTCTAAGGAGGATGAGTATGAGTAAAGTAAAAAAAGATTCAAATCAAAGCTTAGTTTATAAAGGAGATTTGAATATTCAAATAAAAAAAGGAAATAAAATTATAAAAACAAAGAAAATTAAAAATTCAGGTAGATATCCTTTATTTCAATTTTTTGTAGAGTGTTTAAATGGAAATTATGAATTTGCTAATTCTTATAGACCTCAATTCTTGCAGATATTTAATACTAAGATAGAAGCTATTCCTTTAAAAGATGAGTGAGAAACATCAGAAAATAAAGGTGCTAATTGTGTTAATATGGAAACATTCTTTAATGATACAAATAAAGTAGGATTAAGAACATTTACATTTTATGCTATACCAGATATTGAATTAGATCCAGCTAATAATGATCAAATTGGTAGTGCATCTATAACATATAAATTCTTAATTCCATTTTCCCACATAAAAAAGGATACTAATAATAAAATAAATATAAACTGTCTAGCTTTATATAGTAAAGAAAATATAAATACTTTACATAATCCTTCTACATATGTTTTTATAGCAGATGATACTGGAAAAAAATTTGAAAATTTAATTTCAGGAATAGATGATCAAACAGCTGATAAAGATTTTAATATTTACATAGAATGAAAATTAAATATTTTAAATTCTACAGTTTCTAATACATAATTTAAGGAGTTGATATTATGGATATAAATTCAAATAAAATTAAAGTTTATCCTTCTGCATATAGAGATTCTTCTAAGGATCCTGAATCAAGATTATATACGGAAGCAAATATTACAAGACCTTTACAGATATTATGTACTCATACTGATTATCCTGGAAGTTTTGTAATTACAAAAACATACTCTACAAGTTCAGATTTTGAATTTGTTATAGGAGGATATTATTTTAAATTAGATAAATCTATTTTAAGTGATTTATTCTCAGATTCTACTAAAACTTATTATGCGTACATAGTTTTAGAAGATATTGATGTAAGTGATACTACAGAAACGAATATCTATTCTAAAAGATTATCTAATAATTTAGAAAATAATGAAAGTTTAGATATTGAAGGTGTATTTAAAGGACTGATTATAGCAACTGAGGATCCTGATGATTTTAATTTTAAATTATGCTTATTAAAAAATAATATTATTCCTGAAGATTCAAGAGTTAAATTTAAATTATCAGAATCAGATTTAAATATAGAATCAACTGAAAGATTATTTAAAGTAGAGACTTCAAATATTAAAATTAATAAAGATACATCAAATATTTTAGAAGTTAAAATTCCTAATACTGAAAATAAAGACATAAGTTTAAAATATGAAAATTCAGATTCAAATACTGGAAAATTAACATTAAATAATACTGATTTAAAAATAAATAATTCAGGAAAAATAGAAGTTGATAATTTAATTCCTACATCTGCATCAACTATTGCAAATATTGGTAATAATGAAAATTATTATGATAATGCTTATATAAATAATATTAAAAATAATTTTCTTGAAAGTGATACAGCAGATTTTAGTAAAGCGAATATTAAAACTTTAACATTAAAAACTTCAAATACTTCAGCTACAAATAAAGTTGTTTTTTCACACTATCCTACAATGGAAGGAACTGAAGGACTATATATATATCATCAAATGGATGAAACGTCTAGATCTTTTAAATTAGGTGATGAAATCTATACTGATGCAAGTATAATTCCAGAGACTTATAATCAAACACTTGGCGATGAAAGTAATTATTTTAATGAAGGATTTATAAAGAATATAAATTCTAATCAAATAAATGTTAGTAATTTATATATAAATAACGTTTTACTTTCAAATAACAGCAACACATTATATATTAATAATACTGCTATTTCTAATGAGTCTTTAAGAATAAATTCAATAGGATCATCTGGTTCTGTTGGTATTGGATCTACTAAATTACTTTATAAAGGCTATACTGCTTCAAGAGATACAGGATCGAGATCTAAAAATCTTGTATTAGAAAATTTAGGTGAAGGAATACAAATAGGACATAAAAATTCTCCTAAAATGCATCTTGGAGGATACAATTTAAAAGAGCTCGAAAAGCAATTAGTACTTCCTTTAGGCTATCGCTGATGTGGTGATAAAAGTACATCTAGTAAAAAGAAAGAATGCATTTATAATAATGAAACATATTATTCAGCTTACAAGGAAGATGATATATGGTGTAAGATTTGAACTAAAAAGTCTTATGTTAAAACTATTTATGATAGATTTCCTAATTCAATATTTGCTTTTACAAGTCCTTATACACATAATATAAACTCTGAAATTCTTAATGAATATGAAACAAAAACAGTTTATTTTGATTATTATTGAATCCAAGACACATATAATTGTGTAGATATTACTCTTGAAAATATATTAGAAAACAATTGGTACGACCAATTAGATGAAGAATCAATTAATGTTACAGATAGAAACTTAGTTCCAATTATAAATATTAACGACGATTCTAAAGGGGGGTGATATTCAAATTTCTCAGTACAATTAAGAAGAGATGTTACACTAGAAGTTAATAATATAATTCCTAGTAAAGATTATGAAGGTGATATATCTGATTCAAAACCAAAAAATATAGGAAGTTCTTCTAATCCTTTCACTTCAATATATGGTGAAAATATTTATGGAACTTTAACAAATACAACATATTCAACAAGGTTAATTAACATAGGAGAAAATATTCAATACGAGTTTACTCCAGGAGTTTATATAATAAGTTTAAAAGATAAAAATTATACCTCAGTCTCTTATACCACAATGTTACAAAAGAATGTAGGAGATGAGTGAAGTTATAGTAATGCTTGAGTACCTTTAAATGTTCCTTCTTCTATAACAAATTTTATGGTAAAAGCAAGTTCTAATTATTTATATTTAGAAGGTGATAGTATAGATACTGTAACAGATAGTGACGGTTATATTACAGAAGTTAAAACAGAAAAATTATCATTAAATTTCTCAAATTATTTTTCAGATATAAAAATTTATAAACTTGTTAATATGTAAACATTATAAATTAATTAATTTATAAAAGCTAAATTAGATATAAGTAGTTAAAAATAATTTAAAGAGTAGGAGGTAAATTAAAACTATGAATTGAGAAAATATAAGTTTCTGATTAACTTTTATAGGACTTCCTACTTTATTCGGAACTTTATTAGTTGATTTATATTTAAGAATTAAAAATTCAACTAAAAAAAGTAAAGAAAAAAAGAAACAAGAAGATGTTAACAGTATAAAGGAAATAGTTAAAGATGTTGTAGAACCTTTAGTTGAACCTATAAAAAATACTGTAAATAATATAGATAAAAAAACATCTGTATTAGAAGAAGCAAATCAAGCAGTATTAAGAAACGATTTATGAGCAGTTTATAGACATTGTGAGAAAAAAGGATATAAAAGTGATAGGGATATGGAAAATTTTTCTCACATGTATGCTGCATATAAAGCTTTAAATGGTAATTCTTTTATAGATGATTTAAAAAGAGAATTTAATGATTTAGAAACTGAAATAGAATATAATAGAAAAAAGGCAGGTAGATAAATATGGAATGGTTAAATACAGCAAATGGAGTAGTAACATTACTAGTAGGTTTATTTAGCTTACTTGGAGCAGGTGTGTCAGCGTTCTTTTTATTTAAAAATTTATTTAAAACAATGAAGAATAATACAGCACAAGAAAATTGGAAATTAATTATGAAAATTGCAGATGCAGCTATGGTAGAAGTAGAGCAAAGTCAACTTGATGGAGATTCTAAAAAGAAATTAGTTTTAGATAGTGTTAAAGAAGGTTGTAAAGCTGCTGGAATTAATGTAGATGATTTTATTGATCAATTAGGTGCTTATATCGATGATTGTATTAAATTTGTAAATGGATTTAAAAAATAAGGAGAATATGTAAATGAAATTAATTAAATTAAATGAAGCTAGATTTAGTTATTCAGATGATTTAATAAATAGATTAAAACAATATCCTATATTTGCAGATATTCAAAATAACTTAATTAAAGATATGTCTTTAAAAGCTGAGTATAGAGATGTTAAGCATACAATAAAAAATTTATTAAATCTATATAGTAAAGAAAATAATATAAAATCATCTGATATTACATACGATGAATTTATTGAGTGAATTGAAGATAATAAATCTTTTGAAGGATACTTAACTCCTATAGCAATGGATTATATTCATGAATTACCTCAAGAAACAGTAATTAATTTATCTTGTAATGATCCAGATTTTGAAAGAGCTATTTCAGATATTATTAATGAATATGGTTGGACAGATGATGAAGATGAATATGTAGTAATAGATACTGATTTAAATAAAAATAAAAGAACTAGAAATAAAAATGTTTCTTTAAGAGATAAATATTATTCTTTATTTAGTACTTGGAAATTAGATAAAGATGATGAAATAACAGATCAAGAAAAAGAAAATGAGACTAAGATGTACAAACAAACAAAAGATACTATTAGAGATACTTATTATGCTGGTCATTATATAGGAGAATCTTTAAAAGAGGAAGAAGTAGTTCAATCTGAAATCATTACTCCAGAAAATAATTTAGAAACTGATATTCAAACTGAAGTTATGGAAGATGCTTCAATTAATTATGCTTTAGATCAATCTATTAATTATTTAATTACTAAGGCTTGGGAATTTGTATCTGAAATAAATTCTACAATTTCAACTTTTGATTCAATAGTTTCAGAATTTAATAATAAAGAGGATTTAAAAACATTATTAAAATTTTGTAGTAGTGGATGCAACTATTTCTAAAGGAATGTTA